GAGCCTTTATATGCAGATGTACAAGATGCTTGTCTTTAGTGACGGTGACGCCGTCGCCATTTCCGGTTTCTACGAGCCCTCCGGGGCAAGAGGAACTGCGAGTAACAACTCGATAGGTAGAGGGTTGGTGCACGTCCATGTAGCGTTGGATTTTGGCATCAATCCCGAGCCTTTTGTTACATATGGTGATGATTTTGCTGGTCGCTTTATCCAGGGAGAAACAGAACGTCTCAAGCAGATGGGACATGCCATTAAGGATGATAGCATCATGGTGTCGAGGGATTCTTTTGAATTTTGTTCGCGAAAATATTGGCGAGACGAGGAGGGCGGGTATAGATCCGCTTTTCTTGGTGTTGAAAAGACCTTGGTTAACTATGTGCATCAGTCCAATCTGCCTGAGAGAAGAGGTGCCCTTGTTTTAGAACTCGGGCCCTTAGGGCGTTACTTAGAGAATATCCTGCCCTCCTTTACGGGGGGACATTAAACTCCGCGCGAGTTGTGGAACATCTCTCCGACGTCCCTTCTTCCAGGGGACGTCTCTGTTCTTCACAACTCCACCACCCATGGCGCTGGCGGGGGCGCCATAAAACAATTATAAAAAGTTGTTTTCAAATTAATAGTTTAGATATTCAAAATGGAACAAACTGAAAAGCAAATTGAACACGAATTCCGCACAAACGACTCTAAGTTCTTTGATGCGGCAACCCAAAATCCCGACGTTCGTGATCGTGCCGGAATCCCTGATGGGGTGAACGGCGCATCATTCATCCGGTCCCAGAAGATCCAAGCGATTGTTGATACTAATGGGGCCGGTTTGGAAGGCGACTCATACGATTTGTATGCTGTTGACTGGAACGTCGAGTTTTCTAGTCGAACTGGGGTCTCCCCCAAGGCTCGATGGTACGTTGAACTCCCCTACGGAAATGCGCCTCCTGGTTATGGTGTGGTCTTTGACCAATCTACCATTGGGCAACTTGCCGTTGGTGGGCTCACTTTATATGTCATGGAGCCCGGTGAAACTCCTTTTCCTACCGACGATCCTGCCAAAGTTGGACCAGTCGCTCCGAAGAAAACGATACACGTTTTGTTTGGGGATGACATTTTCTC